AGACAATAAAGGTATACAGTTGATTCCCCATCTCCGTTGCAAAATAGAAGACCTTGATCCTGTGGGCATAAAAGCTTAGGAACAAGGCCTTCTAAAGAAAGTTTTATATATGTAGACACATACTGTATCTTCACTATAAATCCTTTCTAGTTATTAGGAAATTTTAAATAAAATTCCATTGCTCTTGGGGTTAAACCCTTCCAAGCAGACCAATCAGTACCGCCATTGGTCATGTAATACGCTATCTCTGCATTTTTAGTTGGGTCAAACAACGACTCATTTGACTTCAAGTTAAATTTTTCTTTACGATCTACGCCGAGATTACCCAACATGTTGATCTGAAAAATTCCGTAAGAACTGTCTCCAGTTGCTCTGTTACCATTGTAAGCTAATGGGCGTCCGTTAGACTCCCGCTTAGCAATGGCCCAAGCCGTTCTAAGGGCTTTTCCTTCAAATCCTACTGTGGACAACAGTTCTATTAGTTCTGAGTCCGTAAGCATTTCTGAAGGCTTATAAACAGTATTGCTGTACTTTTCTAAGGTTTCTTTCTTAAGTTGTACTTCTGTCTTTGGTTTTACTATTTCTGCTTGAGCTAGTGCAACAGTATTGCTGTTTGAAAACAGAAACATTGTTGCTACTGCAATTGCTGTCCAGTGATGAACAACACTGCTCAAACTTTCTTTTATATTCTCCATTGGCATTTCCTCCTTTAGAGATAGCGAACCACAATCATACCATTGTAACAAAGAACATGTCAAATCATTTTTATCTTGACAAAGAAAATTGAAATAGTATACTTCGAATAGGGGGGTCGGGGGGTCAGCAAATCAACTAAATCAATATATATTATATATAGTAAATAGTATATATTATAGTTAACTAAAAAACAACAAAAAATTTTACATTGTCTTTTCTTTTATAAAAAACTTTGGTACACTTAGACTTCACTCAAAAATAATCAATCCGTTAGGCGGAAGAAAAGGCGACAAATGAAAAATACTATTGAAAATCCCTATGAGAATTTTATTGCACTATCAAGATATGCTAAATGGGTAGAGTTAGAAGGACGTAGAGAGACATGGGGAGAAACAGTAGATAGATATTTTTCCTTTATGACAAAGCATCTAGAAGAAAACCATAATTACATTCCAAATGAAAAGCTTGTTGCGGAATTAAAAGAGTTTGTATTTGAAAGAAATGTTATGCCATCTATGAGATCTGTTATGACATCTGGCGCAGCTCTTGAAAGAGATAATGTCGCTGGATATAACTGCGCTTTTTTACCAGTTGATTCCCCGCGTTCCTTTGACGAAACAATGTATGTTTTGATGTGTGGAACAGGTGTTGGATTTTCAGTTGAATACAAGTACATTAATAAGCTACCTGCTGTCCCAGAAAAATTAGAGAAATCAGACACGGTAATTGTTGTTGAAGATTCAAAGCAAGGTTGGGCAAAGGCATATCGTGAACTTCTTGCACTACTCTGGACAGGTCATATTCCAGCAATTGATGTAACAAAAGTTAGACCTTCTGGCGCAAGATTAAAGACAATGGGTGGAAGATCATCTGGACCACAGCCCCTAGTAAATTTATTTGATTTTACTATTGCAAAATTTAAGAATGCCGCTGGAAGAAACCTTAAGCCAATTGAGTGCCATGACATCATGTGTAAGATTGGTGAAGTTGTAGTTGTTGGTGGAGTAAGAAGATCAGCAATGATTTCTCTTTCTAACATAAATGATATTGAAATGGCTCAAGCTAAATCTGGTAATTGGTGGGAGGCAAGCCCACAAAGAGCTTTGTCTAATAACTCAGTTGCATATTCTCGTAAGCCAGAAATGGAACAGTTTATTGCAGAATGGAAATCTCTTTATGATTCAAAGTCTGGAGAACGTGGTATTTATAATGTAGCTGCCGCACAAGCTCAAGCAGCAAAGTTTGGTCGCAGAGATGCAGACATACATTATGGGACCAACCCTTGTTCTGAAATTATTTTGCGTCCATATCAGTTCTGTAATCTTTCAGAAGTAGTTTTGCGTGAGCAAGATACAAAAGAAGATATAGCAAACAAAGTAAGACTTGCAACGATACTTGGAACTTGGCAATCAACACTTACAGACTTTAAGTACTTAAGAAAGATTTGGAAAGATAACACAGAAGAAGAGAGACTTCTTGGTGTTTCTTTAACTGGACAATTTGGGCATAAGTTTATGTCTGGTAAACAAGATATTGTTGCTTTAGAGGCTTACCTAATGTCTTTAAGAGAATATGCTCGTGAAACAAATAAAGAAGAGGCTGGGAAAATTGGGATTCCTGAGTCCGCAGCTATTACTTGTGTAAAGCCTTCTGGAACAGTGTCTCAATTGGTCGGGGTATCTTCAGGAATGCATCCATGGCACTCGCCATATTACATTCGAACAGTTCGTGGTTCTAAAGGAGATCCAATTTCAGTTTTCTTAAAAGAAGTTGGAATTCCAGTAGAAGATGATGTAATGAAGCCAAATGAAACATATGTGTTTTCATTTCCAGTAAAAGCTCCAGAAGGAGCAATTGTTAGAAATGATTTGACAGCTATTGATCATTTAAATATTTGGCTTGTGTACCAGCGAGCATGGTGTGAGCATAAGCCATCTATTACAGTTTCTGTAAAAGAAGATGAATGGATGGAGGTAGGAGCGTGGGTATACAAAAACTTTGATGAAGTTTCTGGAATTTCATTCCTTCCTCACTCAGATCATACATATAAGCAAGCTCCTTATCAAGAAGTGTCAAAAGAAGAATACGACGCTCTTGTTGCAAAAATGCCAGTAAATATTCGTTGGGAAGATTTATCTTTTTATGAGACAGAAGATGGAACCTCTACAAATGCCACACTTGCGTGTAGTTCAGACGGTAACTGCGAGCTTGTAGATATATCTGCTTAGTGGTAGAATAAGGTATTGGGTAAAACCAAAATTCATGAGCAACAGTGCTCAAATGGAGATGATCATATGGCTATCAAAAATTTTGATAAAGCTGATTTAAATAAAGACGGGAAAGTAACGATGCAAGAACAAATTCTATCTGCGCTAGGCTCTTACGGAAGAGCATTTTTAGCCGCAGCAATGGCTCTTTACATGACTGGAAACACAGATCCAAAAGATTTAGTAGCTGCTGGATTTGCAGCAATTGCCCCAGTTATTTTGAAGGCTTTGTCGCCTAGCGACCATAGCTTTGGATTTAAGTCCAAGTAATTATTAGTCAATTAGGAATGCCCTTATGCTAAAATAGTGTAAGGGCATTTCTCTTTAGGAGTAAAAAATGGCAGCGCAAAAAAATTTTCAAGTAGATGAAAACACCACATTTACGTTTGAGGTTCAATACTTAGACGAAGATAATGTTCCTATTCAATTAAATCATCACACTGCTAAAATGCAAGTAAGAGATACTCAAGGTGGCAAAAAACTAGCATTTACTTTGACGGATCAAGACGGTATTACAATAACCCCATCATTGGGAAAGCTTTCTATTTCAGTTTCATCAGAAAGAACTAAAAAACTTTTTTATCCAAAATCGGCGTATGATTTAGTATTAATTGACCCAAGTGTTAATGTAACAAGACTTTTAGAAGGATATTTAACCTTAAATAGGGCGGTAACATTATAATGGCAACCCGCCTAATAGTAACGGAAAATAATCCTTTAGTAGTTGTAAGAGCATCAGGCTCTCCTGGAAGAACAATAATAAGTGGAGAGGGAAATCCAGCTAATTCACTAGGTTCCCCAGGAGATTTTTATTTTGACACCTTGACCACAAGATTTTGGGGACCAAAATCACTGGCCTCAGATTCTTGGAATGTTGAGGACAGCTTTGTTTTAGACAAGCAAGTATCTTATATGTATTCTTGGGAAATGAGCCAAATAACTGGTCCAGTAAACGGCATATATTCTGTATCTATTACACACAATTTGCAATTTCACCCCAACGTTTCTGTTAAGTCAAGTTCAGGCGACTTGTTAGAAACTGGAATAGACTATAATAGTATTAACCAAATAACATTGACAATGGCTCAGCCATTTTCGGGGACAGCATACCTGTCCTAAAAAGGAGATAAAAAAATGGCAAGAAAATTTTTAGTTAGCGTTGATCTAAACAAGAATGAGTTACTCAATGCTAGAATTCAAAACTTAGGTTCTGCTCCATCGAGTCCAGTATCAGGTCAAATTTATTACAATTCTCAAGACAACATTATGTACTTCTGGAATGGTACAGAGTGGATCTCTACATCTGGTTCACTAGAAGTCATTCAAGATGCTATTGGTTCATATATAAGTGGCGGAGTTGGATTAACAAAATCATATGATGATTCAACTGGCACAACAACTATAGATTTAGATGATACATCGGTATCAGCTGGAAATTACGGATCAACAACTAAAGTTCCTACATTTACAGTAGACGCACAAGGTAGATTAACAGACGCAGGCGAAGTAGATTTAATAATACCACTTGATGAGCAAACAACTGGCGACTATGTAGCAACAATTGTTGGAACAGCAAATGAAGTTACAGTTTCACCAAATAGTGGGCATAACGCTGCAGTAACAATTGGCTTGCCAGATAATGTTGAAATAACTGGTAACTTGCAAGTTGGCGGAAATTTAAATGTAATAGGAACTGTTAATTCTGTAAATACAACACAGATTAACATTGAAGATAATAAAGTAAAGCTTAACAGCAATTTTACTGGAGCACCAACAACAGACGCAGGCGTAGTAGTAGAGCGTGGCACAGAATCTGATGTAGAAATATTATGGAATGAAACATCAGACAAATGGACACTTACAAATGATGGTTCAAACTACCATGCAATTGCTAGAAAATACGCAACTACACTTGGAGCTTCAGCAACATCATATACAGTAACACATAATTTAGGAACAACAGACGTAACAGTTCAGATATTTGAAGCAGCACTTCCTTATGCACAAGTTGAAGCAGATGTACTTAGAACTAATGTTAACTCAGTAACTGTTAACTTTGCAATCGCTCCATCAGCTGGAGAATACAGAGTAGTTGTAGTAGGGTAATTATGTCTAGACAGATGCTGGTACCTTTAAGGCTATTGGCCTCCTCAGTAGACCCAGCATTTGGACAAGTTGGTGAAGTTTATATAAATACAACTACAAAAAATTTGCGTGTTCACAATGGAACTACTTGGATAGAACTTACTCCACCTAGCACAGATCCTACACCTTTCTACATGCACACCCACACCTTTGATGGAGATGTACACACAATAGACATACAAAATCAAATTGATTTTAAGAATTTAGATAACCCTGACACACCAGGATTAGTTTTGCCTGAAATAATAGGCTATGATGGTGGCTTACCAGGCAGTAATTTATCTAACCCATCATTTGTGCAAGAAAACTTATTCGATGCAGGGCTTTTTGATGGAACAACAACAGTAGAAGAAGAGATTTTGGGAGGCGGAGGGTCGGAAGACTTTGATGCACCATCACTCGATGGAGGTAGTTCATAATGGCATATAAAATTCAATTAAGAAGAGACATAGCAGCAAACTGGGCAACAAATAACCCATTACTTTTAAATGGTGAAATTGGTATAGAAACAGATACACTTAAGTTTAAAATAGGTAATGGTACTCAAAGATGGAATGAAATATCTTCATATGCTCTTAAGCCTGGATTAGCTAATGGAGTTGCCACATTAAATTCAGATGGCAAGATTCCTTTAAGCCAACTTCCAGACCAAGTATCTTTGGATTCAGAAGCTATTTTAGCAATACAAAATGCACTATCATCTATAACAACAACCAATATAGAAGAAGGCGATAACCTTTATTTTGAAGATTTTAGAGCTGTAAATGCAGTAGAAGGGCTATTTGATGTAGAAGGATCTGCCGCTTCCGCTTTATTAGAAGCAAAATCAGACGCTACTACAAAAGTTAATGCTGCTCAATTAGCTGCAGCAATAGACGCGACAGAAAAAGTTGAAGCAGCACTTATTACTGCTAGAGCAGATGCTGAAGAATTTACAACATTATCAATAAACTCTTTAACAACCTCTGATATAGAAGAAGGCACAAGGCTTTATTTTACAGAGTCTAGAGTTGATAACATAGTAAATCCACTTATTACACAAACAAGAGGCTATGTAGATCAAGAAGTCGCTGGGGCCAAGGAATATACAGACGAAGCACTTTCAGGTTTTATACCGCCTATATCAAACATATCTTCTACTTCAGACGTTCCAGAAGGAAGCAATTTATATTTTACTAATGCTAGAGCAATTTCAGCCACAAACAATGCTAGAACAGCTGTGCTTGTATCTGCATTAACAGCAGTCGATGATTTAAGAACAGAAATAAATACTAGTCTAACAAACTATATTCCATTGGCAGATAGAAACTCTTCAGGGGGAATTGCTGGTTTAGACTCAAATAGCCAGATATTAGAATCTGCCATACCCTCAACAATAGCAAGATCATCAGATTTAATTTCTGCTATTGAAGGAGTTATTGATTCTGCACCAACTGCATTTGATACGCTTAAAGAAATTTCAGACTATATAGAAGCAGACGGAAATACGGCAGCTGCTTTAGCAACACTAGTTGACACAAAGCTAGCATCTTCATTAGCAGCAACAACCTACGCACCAATTGCTTCACCAACATTTACTGGTATAGTTACTATTCCAGAAGGATCATTAATAGCTGGATACGCTACAAATATCAACTTAGCATCTGGATTAGCATCTACTTTAGCTGAAGCAAATGAATACACAGATTTAGCTAAACAAGGAATTGATAACTCGCTTGGTGATTACCAACCAGAATCTGAAAGAAACCAAAATAATGGTTATGCTGGTTTAGACTCAAGCGGTAAAATACTAACATCTGCTGTACCAATAATATCAAATACAATGCTTGAAAATAAATCAATTACTATAAATGGTTCCCCAATAGAACTTGGCGGAACAGTTATTACTGGATATACAAATGGTATTTCAGGATCAAACATAAACAAAATTACTTATGGAACAGGTTTAACACCACCTTCAAGCGGAAACTCTGCTGGAGATATTTACATTCAATACTAAGGAGACCAAATGCCGCTAAATATTTTTGACGGTTCCAGCTGGAATCCTTTAAAAAAAATACAGATTCATGATGGATTAACATGGAATGAATCTAAAGCGGCATATATTTGGGACGGATCTGAATGGAAGTCCCTACTTGACTTAAAACCAAAAAATACAGAACTACCAATTCTTTCTTTACAGGGGGATTCATTTTTATATGCAGCACAAGAAACTGTTTCTGTTTCAAATGGAATATGGGAAAATTCTCCAACTTCTTTTAAATATCAGTGGCAAAAATCTGCCTATACTCCATCTGCATACAATTGGTCAAATATAGTAGACAAAACATCAAGTACTTTGTTTCTAGACGAAGACGAGTGGAATTCTATAAAGTCATTAAAGTATGTTGGGTATGTTGTAAGATGCAAAGTTACTGCTACAAATGATGCTGGAGACAATGAAGAAGATGTATACACTTTGCCAAGCCCAGTAATTGCTCCAGAAAGGCTTTCTGTACTAAGTGCAACAGTTGTAGAAAATGGTGTAATAAAACTAGATTGGACAAAGCCAAAGGGAGCTAATAATTTTTATTTACAGTATCAAGGAGCAGAGGTGCCATTTACAGAAGTCGCCTTGCTTGGAGATGTTGATACTTACACGTTTGATACTGGAAGCGCAGGAGGAAGTATCGGAATTCTTGTTAACCCACTAAATTCATCTAATGTAAGCGGAATTAGTTTAAGCGGTCTTGGAAAAAATGCATCGGTTCAAGATATAAAACCTAATAAGCCTTCAGTAACAGCATCCTTAACCTCTTCATCAACTGGCGGAACTTTTTCTTGGTCATTAAATTTAATTCAACCTACAGAATGGATTATTTATAATAACGGAGAGCTATATACAAGTTCTTATTTATCAGGCTCTAGCCCATCAGCAACATCTTATGTAATCGATAGAATAGGGGAAGGCGGAACTACATACGGATCATTTACAATTACAGTAAATGGAACAGCTCCTAGATTTACAAATACCTCATGGAGCTCTTTCCCCCCACTTTCTATTACTTACCCATCAGTTCCTATGCCAGTAAATCAGGTTGCCCCAGTTGTTTCTGGAACTGGAAGACAATTTACAACTACAACAGGAACTTGGAGCAATTCATCTTCTATATCTATGTACTTGTATGAGTGGTATGCAGATGGAGTAGCTATCGGGTTTGGTTCTGGATCAAGTTTAAGCTTGGGAGATACCACTGCATATGACAATAAATCAATAACATCTTCAGTTCAGATACTTACAACATCTTTAGAAACTAGCTCAAAGGCATTTAGTAGTAACTCTGTTCAATCAACCACTATTGCTGCAGAAGAACCATCTTCACCAGTTACTTATTGGGCTTGTTGTAATAATGGAGATGGAGTTTCTGGAACTTATGCCAACAGCCAGGATGCCCTTGCTGGATTAAATGCGGCATGTGCTGCATCAGAGCCAGGAATTAATAACCAAGTGCAAGGAGGAGTTTCAAGAACTCCAGTGTGCGTTCCAGCACCACCTACAACATATACAATTCCAAACTTAGTTGGAACATATAATCCTGCTAGCACATCAAATTATGATATTTCAGTAGGAACAGCAGTCGGTACTACTGATTATACAAAAGAAGGAATGGTTTCTTCACAGTCTCCAACCGCTGGAACTGTTGTTAATACATCTCCAAAACCTACAATCACTGTTTATAAGTTTACTTATCAAGCAGCGCCAGATCCAGATCCAGATCCACCAGCAAAGCCAGCATGTCCTGGAACAATAACAAATGCAGCATCCTATACTTGTGCAGAGCTAGGTAGAACTTTACTTGGAAATTCTAATGATTATCAAATAAGCGTTGGGCAACAATGCTGTGGTGATTTGATTACTTGCTCAGCTCCAAGCGCATGGAGCGCATGGAGTACATGCTCTTCTGAAGGAACACAAACTAGAACAAGAACAAATTATTTTGCAGGTTCTTGTAACCCTTATATTGAAACACAAACTCAATCATGTACACCACCAGTTACTCTAACAACATATTACGCATGCTGTTCAAATGGAGATCTAGTAAGTGGGTCATTTGCTTCTGCACAAGATGCTGTTACACCTTTAAACCAAGCCTGCGATGCATCTGAGCCAGGAATTAATAATAGACACTTTGGAGTTACCACTAATCCAAACCCATGCGGAAGCACCTTCGCACCACCAGTCTTCTTCGCACCGCCAGTCTTCTTCGCACCGCCAGTCTTCTTCGCACCGCCAGTATTCTTCGCACCACCAGTATTCTTCGCACCACCAGTATTCTTCGCACCGCCAGTCTTCTTCGCACCACCAGTATTCTTCGCACCGCCAGTCTTCTTCGCACCTCCGACATTTGGTGGCGGATTCATTAGAATCTACTAATGGCAGTATATGTCAAAGGTTGCTATTGTGATATATGTATAAAAATGATAAAATAGATGCATGACAGAAAAAAATGCATGGGAAAAGTATAAAGAAAACCTGGGAGAAACAAGACCCTGGGATCTAATAAATCCCTCAACAGAATTTGTTGCAGATTCAGAGCAAAAAGAAAGATATTCTATATGTAAAGTTTGCCCAGAATTCATAGACTTGACTACACAATGTAAAAAATGTGGTTGCATCATGAAGTTAAAAACAAAACTTGCAGCGGCTACATGCCCTATTAATAAATGGTAAATTTTCCGAATTATAAATATTCCTAGGATATAATTGACTAAGTAACAAGACTTACACAAGGGGGTAGCCCGTGGCCACCAATTTTCCAAATAATCTAGACGAATTAATTAATCCAAATGGCACTGATCAATTATCAGCACCGTCCCATTCTGAGCAACATGCAAATGCAAATGATGCAATCGAAGCTCTTCAAGTAAAAGTCGGAATAGATGGGTCTCAAGATCCAGATTCTTTAACATATAAAGTTAATGACATAGTTTCTATCCTAGGAGATTTAGACAATAGCACAGACAATGTAATTGAGCTACTTGGGCTAGAAGGTAATAACGATCTTTCTGTTTACGGAATTGAAAATGCAACAAACGTAGACTCATTTGCAAAAAATACATGGAAAACCGTTAAGTACAGTTTGCAAGTCACAAGAGGTTCAGATGTTTATGCCTCTGAGATTATGGCAACACAAGATGGATCAGATATGCTAGTATCAGAATCAAACATCATATCGAACACAAACAACAACTTATTTACTTACACCTTTGAAGAAAATTCAGGTATAATTAGTCTAAGAGTCACCCCTGTTTCTGGTGAAATTTCAGTCAGATTTACAAGAACAGCACTAAAGGTATAACAAAAAAAGCAGTAAGAGGAGTCATATAAATGGCAACAGTAGTAAAAAACTTTAGAATTAAATCAGGCCTCATTGTAGAAGGTACAACAGCTACAATTGGTGGTCAAAATATACTTACAGAAACAGGCGGAGATGCCTATATTCTCAACCTCGTTGGTGGAGCTACACTTGTAAAGTCAGTAGATGCAGGCGTATTTAGTGTTGATGGTTCAGGCAACCTTACAGTAAATGCTAATACATTTGACTCATACGGTTCCGCTTCAGCAGCTGAAGCAGCAGCAATCTCTGCAGCAGCAACTGATGCAAGCACAAAAGCTTCAAATGCACAGTCAGCTGCAATTACAGCAGCAGCAACTGATGCAACAACTAAGGTAGCCGCAGAAGCAGCACTTAGAGTATCAGGAGACGCAGCTTCAGTTTCAACTGCAGCAGCAGATGCAACTTCAAAGGCTAACGCAGCCCAAGCAGCAGCAGAAGCAACCGCAGCAGCAGATGCTACATCTAAGGCTAACGCAGCACAGTCTGCAGCAATCTCTGCAGCAGCAACTGATGCAACTACAAAAGCTAACGCAGCACAGTCTGCAGCAATCTCTGCAGCAGCAACTGATGCAACTACAAAAGCTAACGCAGCTCAAGCAGCAGCAGAACAGCATGCAGATGATGCAGTAGCAGCACTTGTTAATGGTGCACCAGCAGTTCTTGACACTCTTAATGAGTTGGCTGAAGCACTTCAGGATAATCCAGATATTATCTCTGATCTTCAGGGTATTGCAGCAGGAAAGCAAGATACATTAACTGCAGGAGCAAATATTGACATTACAGGGTCAACAATCTCTGTAACTGGTCTTGATTCAGCAGATATCTCAGACTTCAATACAGCAGCAGTTGCAGCAACAGCAGCAGCATACGATATGTATGGTGCAGCAGCAGCAGCACAGACTGCAGCACAGAGCTACGCAGATGGCCTTGCAATCAACTACGATGCAGCAGGTTCTGCAGCAGCAGCACAGACTGCAGCACAGGGCTACGCTGACGGTCTAGCCGTAAACTACGATGCAGCAGGAGTTGCATCTGGATTAGTAGATGATGTTCTAGATGGTACAACACCATTTACAGATCTTAATATTAATGATGTTGCAAAGCAGGTGGCAGCAAGAACAACTTCCCTTGGCTCAGTTGTAGTAACTGCATATCAATTCAATAAGTCAAACTTTAAATCAGGTAAGTTCTTGGTTAAAATTGACAATGGCACACATAATGAAATCTCAGAAATTCTAGTAACACTAGATTCATCTGATAACGTAGCAGTTACAGAATATGCAATCGTTGGAACAAATGGTTCAAGAGGAACAATTACAGCAGATGTAGATGGAACTCATTGCCGAATCAGAGTAAATCCAGTAAACGATTCAACAATTACTGTATCTGGTACAGTATTTAACGCATAATTAAATAAAAGGTAAGGGGTCCTTTCAAAACCCCACCAAAACAATTAGGGGATATGTGAACTTAAATGGCAACAGTAAATAAAAATTTTAGAGTAAAGAATGGGTTAAATGTAGCAGGTACTGCGACATTTGATACAGATATAGTTTTAGGGACAGCCCCAATATCGTTTGATACACAAACAAATAGGCTCAAGGTTCAGGTAGACGGAACTTGGCAGCCTATTGCTTTATACTCAGAAATTCCAAATGAAGCAGAAATGCTTTCATTTATGGATGTAGGATTGGCTATTGATTACAATGGTCAGCCAACATATATCATTCAGGCTAATGGAGTTACTCCAACAGGAACAAACAAGTTCGTATCTGGTGGAGATCCTTCAACAACTGAATTTGGAATGACTTTTGATTCAGGAGCGTTAGTAGCATGACACTCAAATATAATCGTTTTAATGCTATAATTTCAATATATCAAATTAAAGGGGTGGCATAATGTCAACAGTAAGAATTCAAGTACGTAGAGGTTTAGCTTCAGAATGGACCACAGCAAATCCAGTATTAGCTGCAGGTGAAATGGGTGTTGAAACAAACACTAATAAATTTAAATTTGGAAATGGCTCTTCTACATGGACAGCCCTTTCATACGCCGCTGCTGACACAGCAGCAATTGGCGAAATATCACAAGATGCCATAGATCAAGCTCTTTCAATGGGTGCAGGTCTTACAAAGACATATAACGATGGCGCAAATACAATAACAATAACTGTAGATACAGATGTTATTTCAACAAAAGCTTTTGCTACATCAGAAGCATCAAATGCACAAACAGCAGCAATTTCTGCAGCCGCAACAGATGCAACAACTAAGGCCAACGCAGCACTTGCTGCAGCAGAAGATTATACAGATACAGCAGTTAGTGGAGTAAATAACTCACTAGGAGACTACATCCCTCTTGCAGATAGAGGAGCCGTAAATGGAGTTGCCTCACTTGATGCCAACACTAAAGTTCCACAATCACAGCTTCCTTTAAATTCATTAACAATGAATATAGCAACAGATGGATCAATTGGCGCTGCAGACATGGAAGCAGCAAACATTACTTCAAATGTTTTGCTTACAGCAAACGATGTAAATATTAGCGGTAACTTAACTGTTACTGGAACTACTACAACAGTAGACTCAACAAATGTTTCATATGCTGATCCAATGATTTACATGGGTGATGGAAACCAGTCAAACGTTCTTGACCTAGGTATCGTTGCAGCATTTAATGATGGAACATACCAACATGCAGGACTTGTCCGTGATGCTTCAGATAATGGAATCTGGAAGCTTTTTGCGGGAGTAACAACAGAGCCTGGCACTACAATAGATTTCGCTAGCTATACAAAAGAAGATCTAGAAATTGGTCACTTGTATTCAGATTCAGCAAAAATTGGAGCAGTGACTAACCCAGAAATCCAGCATTTAGCAGGAGTACATTCTGCAATACAGACACAGCTTAACGATAAGCTAGAGGCAGTTCCTAGCGATTCTGTTGGAACACTTGAGCTTAAGGATAATGCAGTTACTGGTGTAAAAATTGCAGATACTTCAGTAGATACAGCAAAAATTGTAAACCTTGCAGTAACTTCTGCAAAAATTGCAGATAGCGCAATTACAGAAATTAAATTAGCAGACAATTCAGTAACAACAAATAAAATAGAAGATTCAGCAATTACTGAATCAAAAATTGCAACAAATTCAGTAACTTCTGAAAAGATTGTAAGCTCAGGTATATTAACTGAAAAGATAGCAGATTCAGCAGTAACTTCTGCAAAAATTGCAAACGTTGCAGTAACAAATGAAAAAATTGCTGATGTAACTATTACAAATGCAAAAATCTCAGCTACAGCAGAAATAGATCAGTCAAAGGTCGCTGGATTAACTCAAGCATTAGATGCAAAAGCACCAATTGATTCACCAACTTTAACTGGAGCAGTTGTTCTTCCAGCAACAACAACTATTGGTTTAGTTGATTCAACTGAAATTGGATACCTAAACGGAGTTACATCTTCAGTTCAAACACAAATTACAGCAGCAGCAACAGCACTTTCAAGCCATGAAGCAGACACAACAAATATTCACGGAATTGCAGACACCGCACTTCTTGCTACAAAAGAATATGCAGATGCCGCAGAAGCAGATGCAATCACAGCAGCAGGAACAGCAGCAGACTCTAAGGTAGCAGCAGCAGTAGCAGCACTTACAAAGTCTTCAGTAGGCCTTGCAAATGTTGATAATACATCAGATGCTTCAAAGCCAGTATCCACAGCACAGGCAACAGCAATTGCTACAGCCAAATCAGAAGCAATTGCAGATGCAACAGCTCAGGTAAATGCAGTAATTGCATCTGCCCCAGCAGCACTAAATACTCTTGATGAGCTTGCAGCAGCACTTGGTGATGATGCAAACTTTGCAACAACAGTTACAACTAGTCTTTCATCTAAGGCTCCAATAGCTTCTCCAACATTTACTGGAACAGTAACAGTTGCAGCAGCAGGAGTAGCATTTACAGATGGAACTCAGACAAAGGAAGGCGTTCCTTCACGGACTGTAATTGGAACAACAATTACTGGAGCATACAATCTATCAACAGGTGGATTAGCGCTAAGAGATCAGTTAATTCCAGTTTCTGGAGCACACACAATTACAGTTCCTACAAATGCAACTACAGCTTATCCAGTAGGAACTTCAATAAGCTTCTACCAGTCAGCTGGAGCAGACGCAGTATTTGCAGAAGCATCTGGAGTTACAATATTGAGAACTCCAGGACTAAAGCTAAGAGCATTACATTCATCAGCAACAATAACCAAGGTAGCAACAGATACATGGTTACTTGCTGGAGACTTGAAAGCGTAATTGGGAAATAGGAGAATAAAATGTCAAAAAATATAGGTAGAAGAGCATCAGCTCAAGACAACTTCATTGGCCCAAATGCACCAACTGGGCTAACCGCAGCAGACCATTTAAACGGTGTTAATAACCAACGGAATTTTAACGATGGTATGATCAACCTTTCATGGACAGCACCTGCATCAGGAAACGCTCCAACACAGTACAAGATATTTAGAAGTGGAGTAGAAGTAGGAACAGTAAATGCTCCTACTACTACATTCTCTAATACTGGATTAGTAGGTGGAACATCTTACTCTTACACAGTAAAATCAGTTGATCTCTATGGAACATCAGCAGATTCTAATACAGCATCAGCAACAGCAACAACAAAGCCAGGGGCTCCAAAAAATGCTTCAGCGGTAGCTGGAGTTAATGCAAATACTGTTTCGTGGCAAGCACCAGATTCAAATGGTGGTACAGCAATAACTAATTACTACGTTGTTGGAAATGATGCAACAACTGCAAATACAACTGCTCTATCTGTATCAGTTGCAGACACTGCTGGAACATCTCAGTATTACAATGTTTATGCAGATAATGCTAATGGAAGATCAGGTCCTTCAAATAACACTAATACTGTTACTACTTTGGCTCCTACTTTCTTCGCACCACCGTTCTTCCCACCGTTCTTCCCACCAAGCTTCTTCGCACCACCGTTCTTCCCACCGTTCTTCCCACCAAGCTTCTTCGCACCACCAAGCTTCTTTGCGCCACCAAGCTTCTTTGCACCACCGTTTTTCCCACCAAGCTTCTTTGCGCCACCAAGCTTCTTCGCACCACCAGTCTTCTTCGCACCACCGACATTTGGTGGAGGATTCATTAGAATCTACTAATAGTAATACGCACAATAGCAAGGGGCAACCCTTGCTATTGTGCTGTATAGACATAAATGCTACAATGTATACATGACAAATTTAAACAATGAATATTCATTTTCTTCTAAAGAGCAGCTTTTCCCAGGCGTTTGGGTCTATAGAGATGCTATAAAAAAAGAAATTGACGTTATTAATAGATTAAATGAAATTGGAAAATCTGCTATAGAGGATAAAGATTCCAGGTACGAGTGGACCTTTGGTTATGTAGGATATAGCGAAAAAATTCCGTCTTATAGAGATTGTGAAGATATTAAAATTGGCGAAATTAAAAATCCTAGGTCTAAAACAGAAACCCTTGTATCTAGTCTTTGGTCAGATTTAAAGGAAACTCAATCTGGGCCAGTAGTAGATTACTGCAATATGCATAACGTTAAGATGAATTATTGGGAAGTAATGAATTGCATTAGATACGGAGAAGGCCAGCATTTTCAAGAGCATGCAGACCATGGATTTTCTTATAGCGCTACAGTATCTTTAGTTGGCTACATTAACGACGATTATGAAGGCGGCAATTTATATTTCCCTAAAATTAATTTAGACATTAAGCCAAAAGCTGGAGATCTTTATATCTTTCCTTCTACCTATTTGTTTTCTCATAGAGCAATGCCAGTTAAATCTGGTATGAAATTTTCAATTGTAACAATGTTAGACTATAACGATCACGCACATAGACAAGAGTTTATAGAAATGAGATCTAAGTGGGTTGAGCAAGACCTACAATCTGGCAAAAATCAAAATGCATAATATAGAGGCATATGTTATAAGACAAGGTCTTGGTACCCTTAGCAGCTTAACAGCTAAAAGAGACTGGATGGATAATACGTTTGATGCCCACGCATACAAATGTTTTCCAGTTAGTTTAACGAATCAGTTAGGCTGGGGAATATCATTTCCAGAAGACATATCTTTTATTTGGGATGGAATTTCAGATAGTACGCCAGAACATGTTAAAATTTTATCTGGAGAAAAATATGCATACCCTGGAAGAGCAAACGGAACAATAAGTTTTAATACTGGGATAATGTTTAAAACAGATGAAAATCTGACTCTTCTTTCAATGCCCGTTCCAAACCTTTTTATTGATGGGGCTGTGCCGTTTACAACATTAATTAGTACCTCATTTTTTGGAGGAGAGCTGCCAGTAGCTTGGATGATAACAAAAGCAAATGAGGTTATCACAATAAAGGCTGGCACTCCAATTATTGCAGTCATACCAATAGACTTATTGGCAATAAATAATTCAGAAATAACAATGAAGCCACTATCTGATCTTCCAGAGCCCGCATTTGACTCTAATGAATACTCTAAGGTAATATATGATTTAAATAGGACTGCTAACTGGTCTAATTTTTATAGAGACGCAGTAGACCATTTAAAGAGGAAAATAGGTTCTCATCAAGTAAAAGCAATAAGGCTAAAAGTAAATAATGATATAATGAATAAAGGAGAAACTAAATGAAACTAGAAAATAATTGGAATGGCAATCAGCCTAAGTCTATTACCCCATCTGGATTTTTTGGAAATTCTTCTAGTAATATTGTAGAAATTAGAGACTTCCTTAGCATAGATGAGCGCAAGAGACTTATGGACTTCGCATTAAATAATAAAATATGGGATGTAACAGAAACTCATAGAGACGAAGATGGTCTGGTTCTCTATGATCATACAGTTTGGGAAAACAGAGTCTGCACATACAACTCTTTAATGGCTTCAGATCCAAGCATATTGGAGCTAATTTATAGCATGATTGAAAGATTAAAAGTTGAAGTTGATGCATTCTTTAATGTTGATGCAAAAGAAACTGGCCCAGCAATTGTCAGATGGCCAGTTGGAACAAGACAAGAACCTCATGCAGACAAAGAATTTCATTCTGGTCCTGAAAAAGGTAGAGCAAATGACTTCCCTTGGTACGATTTAGCAGGACTATTTTATTTTAATGACGACTACGAAGGCGGAGAATTATATTTTCCGCAACACGGAATTGAGTTTCAGCCAGTTGCTGGAGCAGCATATTTTTTCCCAGGTGACATGAACTACACCCACGGAGTACGTCCAGTAAAGTCGGGAAATAGATTTACATCGCCATTTTTTTGGACGATAAAAAAACATACAGGAGAAAAACAGCCATGAGCGAATTAAATCACATAGAACTTTATCCAAAAATTGATGTATACAGAAATGTTTTAGATAACCCAAATGAACTGTATGAAATTATGAACCAGTCTGAAAAAACGTCAGATGGAAAATATTTTTTAAGAACATGGGACCAGTGGGCACATTTTGGTACCTATACACAGAAAAAAGATATGGGAGAAGTTTCTCAAGATATCTTGTCTGAAGAGATGTATATTAAAGAAAAGAAGTTTGTTGAAGAAGTAGAAGCGGCATACACCAAAGTAGTTTTAGATTATGTGGAGAGACACGGAATTGAGCTACCAGAGGGATGGCATTTTAGTGGTTGCTCATACTCTAAATATAATGCAAAAATTGACACGCTGCTTAATAAAATGACAATGCAATATCATACAGACCATATAACTTCTCAAAAAGATATGCCAGGTGATAAATTTTTCATAACATGTACAATGTACATTAATGATGATTATGACGGAGGAGATATTGAGTTTTATATTGACGGCAAGCTTATTAACCATAAGCCAAAGGCAGGAGATATACTTGTATTCCCATCAACTGAGCCTTATTACCATGGAGTAAAAACAATTAACACTAATGAGAAATTTTTTGTTAGAAACTTTATAATGACTCCACACAACGGAACAGAAGAGTGGCTTGCTAATCAAAGAAGATATGGGGCCTACGCTTGGGCTAAGATGGAAAAAGAAAGAATCGAGTATGAAGATAAAAGAAATATGATTTATTTTAATGACGGAGAAATACTTCCTTACGAAGAATACATAGCTATTAAAAAGGGTCAGGTGAATTAATATGGAAAGAAATATGATTATAACTAGGCACAAGCCAGATATTGTGGAGTATGAAAACTTTTTGACACCAGAAGAGTGTAAATCTGTTATCGATGTTCTAGCAATCAAAATGGAAAAAGAACAATTAAAGTGGATGCCTATTTCATTTTATGAATCATATTCTTCAGGCACTCCAGATCTAGATGATCCAGACACAATTGCTTGTGGATTACCAGGAGATTTTTTTCAAGTTCTTCGACAAAGAGTTATAGATGCTACAGCAGAAATGGCTGGTAAAAATCCAGAGCAAATGTCTCAGATAAGCTGGCATTCCCAGAGATGGGCACCAGGAGCGTTTGCAAATATGCATTCTGACAATACATCTAATGACGGAGTTTCTGGAGCATTTACTAGAAGCAGATACGCAACATTTCTTTATTTAAATGACGATTTTGAAGACGGAATTTTAAATTTTAAGCACGGTCTATCAATTGCTCCTAAAACTGGAACGCTTGTTACATTCGCTGGCGGTTTTGAAAATATGCATGAAGTTACTACAGTAAAGAAAGCTATCAGGTACACCCTTGGATCATTCTGGGATGACAGAGAAGAGTCTGACTATCCACAAGAAGTAAGAGATAAGTGGGCAGAAGAGCTTGCTGAAGTAAGAGCATACCAAAAGGTGGAAGCCTCAGAATGGGAAGCAATTAGAGAAAAAGGATTAAGAATAACTGCTCAGGGAGAAAAGTACCCAGCCAAGGATGTAGAGTAATGCAAAACAATGTAGAATTTAAACAATTCATAATGTTTGACTTACAAGTTTTAGATCCTAATATTTGGTACTGGGAAAATGCTCTAAGTTTTCCAGAGTACCTTGTTCAATTCATTGAAGAAGTAGACTCTGATGAACTGTCTTATGACAGAATTTCTAAGTGGAACAATTGGGTTGCAAGTAATGATGAGTCTATTATTTATGGAGCAACAAAAAATATAGTTCCATCTAATTTAAAACAAAGTACTGGCTCAGATGCTACAGATAAAAAAACATTGTATATTAGCAACAGCTTTTTGATGGCATTTGAAATGTGCTCAGATAGATATCTGAGTGGTCATGGTCTAGATAAAAATAATTATAACTTACAGCTAGATCAAGTTCCTATTAAAAAATGGAATCAAGGACAGTGGATGGGCCCTCATTTTGATGGACAAGATGGCGATACATCGCTTGCGTTTTCTCTTGTTGCATATATAAATGATGATTACGAAGGTGGAGAAATTCATTTCCCAAATCAAAATATTACTATAAAGCCAAAAGCTGGTAGCATGATAATGTTCCCTTCACAGCTTCCATATTTACATGAGGTAAAACCTATCATTTCTGGCACTAGATATATGAGTCCATCTCACGTATATATTAAGTAAATTGGTGGTATAATAAAAAAATGAGCACAACAGGTAAAGGGTTTAGATATCCGCAATACACAGATACTCCAGATGTTCCTAGAGACTTGGGCTATCTTGCTGCCGACGTAGATGCCTACTTGGATGATCATCCAGGCCCACAGGGGCCTTCAGGCACCTTATCAATAGGCTCTGTAACAACTGTTAGCGCATCAACTCCAGCATCAGTAGTAAATGTTGGAACCCCAGAAGCAGCAATACTAAACCTAACATTACCTAGAGGAGTAGATGGAATAATTGGAGGCCCAGGACCATCTAATATTCTTTCCATTGGAACAGTCGAAGAAGGTGTATCTGCAGCTGCTACAATAACTGGAACTAGCCCATCTCAAACCCTTAACCTTGTTTTGCCACAGGGACCAGAAGGGCCACAAGGCCCACAAGGAATTCCTGGACCAACTACGCTAGCAATTGGAACAACAACAACTGGCGCAGCTGGAACAAATGCATCTGTTACAAATACTGGAACATCAACTAACGCAGTATTTGCATTTACAATTCCAAGAGGTAACACAGGATTAACAGGACCACAGGGTCCACAAGGAATTCCTGGATCAAGTGCAACCATTGATCCAATTCCAACAACAATATCTTTAAATATTCCTACAACATCTGGTTACGGAGTAAATTCAAACTGGTATCCATTAGCAAACAACTTATTTTCAATAGGTCAGCCTATAGATGCAGGTGCTGGAGTAACATCAAATAGATTTTGGAAAACAATATACTCTAACACTGGAACAATAAATACTTCTGATGAAAGACTAAAAACAAGCATTCTTTCTTCCGACCTAGGACTAGATTTTATAAACAATTTAAATCCAGTAAAATATAAATTTATTGAGGGCGGCAAAGAAGTAGTTGATGGAGATATAGTTTCAGTTCCTGGAACAAGAATTCATTATGGACTTATAGCTCAGCAAGTAAAAGAAGCCTTAGATGAATCTGGAGTAGAAGATTTTGCAGGCTGGGTAAAGATTGACATGTCAGAAGAAGATTCGATGCAAGGATTGAGATACGATCAGTTTATATCACCACTCATTAAAGCAGTACAAGAGCTTACAGCGAGAGTTAAAGCACTAGAAGAGGTTTAAGACATGTCATATAAATACAATGTCTTAAACGATAACCCACTTGCGTTTTACTTGCTAGATGAAGTTCGTTCTGGAGAAGCTGGAGTATACAGTAACTTAACAACACTATATGCAACTTATCAGGATTTGAAGGATAATGGTGTTTCGTATGCGGCTGTTAGCGGTCTTCCAATAATTGATTACTCTGGTAATGGCATGGAAGGGTATGCAATTAATACTTCCGACATGGAAGTTTTGCCTATCATAGGCGCGGGCGTAAGAGGAACTGAAATTAATGAAGATACACAGATAAGCTTAAAAGCATTAGGAGTTGCAAACAATAAAAACCCAGACGGAGCATTTTCATTTGAAATATGGTTTAGTCCAGATAGATCTGACTCAGAAGAATACCTAATATTAGGGGATGCCTTAAATTCAATAGGCCTATTTTATAGCAATGAAAATGTTATTTTTAAATGCAATGAGTCAGAAAGCGTATGGCACAAAATTACAAAAAATAAAGTCATTCATGCCGTAGGAGTGTTTTCAAAAGACAAAATTTCTTTATACGTAAATGGAGAAATAGTATCAGATAAGTTTGTTACCCCAGGGTTTAAGTTTACAAATGAAAGCCTAAACTTAGCTATAGGTCCATCCAATACAAATAAAAAATTTATAGTAGACTGTGCAGCAGTCTATGGATATGAGCTCGATGACTCAAAAGTATTAAATCATTACAGGCAGGGATATAAAGAAACAAAGTATTCACAAATAGTATATACAAAAAATGGAATATTGTTCTCATTAAATTTATCTTCAGTTAGACCAGATGTTTCTTATAGATACCCAGGGATAAAATCTCTGGACCAGCTTGCATCTGAAGACGCATATTATAATGCAGAAGAAGGCAGGATAGAGTTTGCTAAAACTGAAACATCAGAAGCAAAATTATTTACCTTCGAAGAAAGACTATACGTCCCAAATCCAGAAAGTATAAACTCATCAAGAATTATATACGGACAAGACGTAGACAATATTTTGATTGAAATAAAGGTACCAGATCAAGATTGGGCGGTGTGCCAAAATAATTCACCACTACCCTACTACAATAAAAATGAAAATCTTAACAGCCCGATATTTGATATAAGAGTTACAATGAGTACAGACGACTCTTCATTTGATCTACCCTATTTTGATAAACTAGAGATTGATATGTATTCGAATAAAGATTTGTATGCAGACAATTCTGGAGCTAGAATATATTCAGATTATGACTATTCAGTAGGTCAATATAATTATCCAGTAAGAATGCAGAATAAGTATAATGGACTATCAATGAATAATGGACACGGATTTTCCGTAGATTTGCCAATAGAGCCAACGACTATTGAAATGTTCTTTACTCCAACAGGCTCACAAAATGTTTTGTTTTCATCAGACTCATCCTATATTAAATGGTCAGCAGATGGCACATTAACAAAAAGCGGGATCGATAAGATATACGTAAATGGAATAGATAGAACATCAGAAACAAATAAGTCGACATTCTTGCTAAATGATATATCTCATCACATTCTTGTAGTATTAGATGACCCAGCCAGCAATATTAAGTTTAATCAAAATCAATTAGACACAGAATATGGTTCTGCAAATACATATACCAATATAGCTTTTTATGAGCAAGCCTTTACATCTTCAGAGGCATTGGATAATTATAGGCTTTATTGCTCAGATACCTCAGTTGTGGTCGAAAATCCAGCTATCGTAATATCTGAAAGCAGCACTGGCTTGGACGAAACTGCCTACTTCATTAGATCATTTGACGATCAAAGCGTATAATTTTAAAAAAAATGTCCTAACACCATACATTTGGATGGACTTTTACTAAGAATAATGGTAAACTATTTAACATATGGACATCTTAAATCAAAAAAGCCAAATAATCGAGGAAACAACTCTCGGAATATACGTATGGGAAATGCCAGACGGACGATGGATTGGCGACGATGACGGTAACTTTCTTTCAATAACTTCTAAAAAGGGAAACCGTGCTAGGATGGCACTGCTAGCAGATGCAGTAAGACACTATGGAATTTATGAGGGACAGCCTAAGTTTTTGTCTGGAAGAAGAAAAATTGACGACGAAGAGTTTGAATACCAAAATCAAAGACTTAAGTGGGGTCTAACACCAGACACCCTTGATATCGGAGAATACAAAGATTCAGTTCTGCGAGGGGGATCAGTAACATGACACAATTTTTAGAAGACGGCCCAGAAGATACATACGAAGTTTCTGTAAAAAACAGCTCAGATCTTTTTTCATTTAAAAAAGAAAAAGAACACGTAGACCCATTTGCAGTAGGTATAGATGAGCTAAAAAAAATAAGAGGCTTGGGAACTAATTTTAAAAGAAAAGTAAACAGAGATTTTGCAAAATCATTTACTGGTAAAGATGGTGCGGCAACACAACAGAACCTTCTTCAGCAAGCGGTAACTGGATATGCTATGTTTGACCTTGTTCAGCCAATATATAATCTAGAGTATTTATCTCAGATTTATGAAGTATCAACATATAACTATGCTGCGATAAATGCAAAGGTTGCAAACATCGTGGGACTTGGATATTCATTCACTGAGACAAGAAAAACTAATGATGCTATAGATGCGATAACAGATACCAAGCAATTAGATAGAGCTAGAAGAAAGCTAAATAAACTAAAGCAAGATCTTCAAGAGTGGCTTGATACCACTAATGATGAAGATACATTTACTGAAACTTTAATAAAGGTTTATACCGATTTGGAAGCTACAGGAAACGGCTATATTGAAATTGGTAGAACAACAGCAGGAGATATCGGATATATCGGACATATCCCAGCAAAGACAATGAGAGTAAGAAGACTTCGTGATGGTTTCATGCAGTTGCTTTATGGCAAGGCTGTATTCTTTAGAAACTTTGGAGACATAGAAACTCCTAATCCAATTGGTGACGTTGAAGATAGACCAAATGAAATTATTCACCTAAAAAAGTACACTCCAATGAACAACTATTATGGAATTCCAGATATTGTTGCTGCACAAATGTCACTGGCTGGTAATGAATTTGCTGGAAGATATAACCTAGATTACTTTGAGAATAAAGCGGTACCAAGATATATTATTACAGTAAAAGGTGCAAAGCTTTCTCCAGAGTCAGAAAGAAAGCTGCTAGAATTTTTCCAGGTTGGACTCAAGGGCAAAAACCATAGATCACTTTATATCCCACTTCCAGCGGATACTCCAGACAATAAAGTTGAATTTAAAATGGAACCAGTTGAGGCTGGCGCTCAAGAATCATCATTTAATATTTATAGACAGTCTAACAGAGATGAAATTCTCTTGGCTCACCGTGTGCCAATTAATAAAATTGGAACTCCAGAGGGAGTAAATTTAGCAGTTGCAAGAGACGCAGACAAAACATTTAAAGAGCAGGTTTGCCGTCCAGCACAAATGAGACTAGAAAAAAGAATTAATGCAATAATTGAAGAAAAGACTGACGCTCTAAAAATTAAATTTGAAGAGCTTACATTGACTGATGAAGATACACAATCTCAGATAGATGAAAGATATCTTAGAATGCAGGTAATTACCCCTAATGAAGTTAGAATTAGAAAGGGTATGATTCCAGTAGATGGCGGAGACGAAATGGTAGATTTAAAGCCACAGCAGGCAGCCGATCAAAAAGCAACCGCTGGTAAAACTAGAGCCAGGGATTCAGAAAGATCCGCAGCCTCTTCCGATAAAGTCGGAGAAGGAAGAAATGCAAAAGGCGACGGAAGCAGAGTCGACTAAATCCAATCAACTACGATTTGCCTTTTTAGATAGATAAGTATAAAATTAAGCATATGAACATCGAAAAAAGTCAGTGGTCTTCTGACGGCCAAAACCTTCATTTATCTGTTCCTTTTACAAAAGTAAACAGGGAGAATAGAACCGTGTCTGGATTTGCAACTCTAGATAACGTAGACCAAACTGGTGACGTAGTAACAGCAGAGGCAAGCCTAAAAGCATTCGAAGCATTTAGAGGAAACCTCAGAGAAATGCATCAGCCACTTGCAGTAGGTAAGGTTGTTTCATTTAAGCCAGAGACTTACTACGATCAAAAATCAAAAGAATTTTACAACGGAGTTTACGTAACTTCATACATCTCAAAAGGCGCACAAGATACATGGGAGAAAGTTCTCGATGGAACACTTTCTGGATTTTCAATTGGCGGCAAGATTAAAGACTCAGACAACGAAATAAATAAAGTAACAGGAGAGTCTGTACGATTTATTAAAGACTACGACCTTGTAGAACTTTCAATTGTAGACTCACCAGCAAATGAAATGTGCAATATTATTTCAATAGAAAAAATGAATGGTCAACTTATTTTTAAAGGAATGGCAGCAGATGTTGTCACAGAAAATATTTTTTATTGCGAAGATAGCGACTCTGTTTTCATCTCAACAGACAAGACATACTCATCTCCAGTTACTGGTAAAGAGGCTACGCTAATTGGATGGGTTGAAAGCTCAGACATAAACAAATCAAAAGAGATAGATAAAGTTCTTGCTTCATTTAAGAAGTCAAGAGTTCCGTTGCCTGCAACACAAACAATCGCAAAACAGGCAAACGTACAAGGAGGTAATGAAGTGGAAAAACTAAACGTAAAAGCTGAAGATTCAGCAGTTGTAGAAGCAACACCAGTTGCAGAAGCACCAGCTGTCGAAGCAATCGTTGAAGAGACCATGGTTGAGACTAACGTCGAGGCCGTCGAAGATGCACCAGCTGCTCAAGCAGAAGATGCAGACTCTGCTTCTGTAGATGTCTTTAAGTCAGTAGACGCAGATGCGTCAGCTGCAGTTGAAGTACAAGAGCCTGATTTTGCAAAAATGTTAGTAGACCTAAAGGGATTCTTTGCAGATACTCTTAGCAAGGCTACAGAGGCAAATGCATTACAGGTTTCTGAAATCAAAGAAACTGTAGAGACTTTTAGCAAGGGCTTAAATGCTCAAATTACAGAATTAGCAGAAAAGCACAGCGCACTTAGTGCAGCTGTAACAGAAATAAAGGGCACCATTGATGGTGTTCAAAAGCGTGTAGATGCCGTAGAAGGCGATACAGCAATCAAGAAGTCCTCAGACCTTGGCGGGTCTGCGGTAGTAGCAACAAACAAATCAAAATGGAACGGTTCTTTCCTCGGTTCCGTAAACGAAATATTTAACTAGGGTAGGTGAAATAATATGAGTAATGAAACATTAGAGAAAGCAATCGCAGCTGGTACAACAGCTACAGGTACTTTCGCATCAACAACTGGTGGAGAAGGCATTCACACTGCGTCTGAAAATGGCAACGGTGGTCTTCTTAACCCAGAGCAATCAGCTCGTTTCCTAGACTATATGTTCGACGCAACCGTAATCGGAAAAGTCGCACGTACAGTTAGAATGAAGTCTGACACAACAGAAATTGATAGAGTCGGAGTAGGCGAGAAGCTTATGAAGCTCGCAACAGAAGGTGACAACACTGGCACAAACGCAGCAGTCACATTCTCAAAGATCTCTCTCACAACAAAGAAGCTACGTCTTGACTGGGAGCTCTCAACAGAGTCACTAGAAGACAATATCGAAGGTCCAGATCTAGAAGACCACATCGCACGTATGATGGCAACTCAGGCTGGTAACGATATTGAAGACGTTCTACTTAACGGTAACACAGCACTTTCATCAGATGCTCTTTACAAAGCATTTGACGGTGTTGTAAAGAAGGCCAAGGCAAATGCACACGTCGTAGACGCAGCAGGTGCAGGACTTTCTCGTGCTGTATTTAACTCAGCACTTAAGGCACTTCCACGCAAGTACAAGCAACGTCGTACAGACCTACGCTTCCTTGCAGGATCAAACTTGATCCAGGATTACCTATACTCAAACTCACAGAACATTCAGAACGTTACTCCACAGGACATTGCTTCAGGCATCATCCGTGGTGATGTTCCAGTTCTTGGAGGTCCAGCAGGATATGTAGCTCCATACGCATTTGGTATTCCAATCGTTGAAGTTCCACTTCTTCCAGAGACACAGGCTGGCGATTACGCACAGGCTGCAGGATCACACGGAGATGTTCACTTAACATTCCCTAACAACGTTGTTGTTGGTGTTAAGCGTGACGTAACTGTTTACCGATTCTTCTGGCCACGTAAGGACTCAATCGAGTACACAATGTATACTCGTGTTGGCGTTCAAATCGAGCAGGCAGACGCTTGGGTCGTTGTAAAGAACGTTAAGGTTGCTTCCTAATTAGGAATTAATCACAGAGAGGCCCCCAATTAAATTTGGGGGCTTTTCATTTTAATTATACAATGCTATAATGGTTTTACCTAGAAAAAGGAGTATTAAATGTCTTTTGACACATTAAAGGTCGCGGATCTAAAGTCAATTGCAGAAGAGTTTGCAGTTGAAACAGACGGACTTAAGAACAAGCAGGATATAATTGCAGCACTAGCAGAAGAAGGTGTTACATATGCAGTATATGAAAAAACACTTAAAGATGTAGAAGATGCAAAAGAAGAGGTCGAGGTACTTCCAGTATTTGATCCAAAGGCAGATCGCACAGAGGATACAGTATTGGTTATGATGACAAGAGCAAACCATAGATATGATATTATGGGGCACACATTTACTCAGATCCATCCGTTTGTAGCAATGCACAAAGATTCAGCTCAACAAATTTTTGATAAAGAGGAGGGTTTTCGTTTAGCCACACCAAAGGAAGTTCAGGAATATTACGGCTAAGCTTAAACGCAACAAATGGAAATTATAGTAGGAACAAACTCACCAGTAAAGCAAAGAGTATTTTGGAAGGGCGGGATAGCCCAAGCAGACTCTTTGCCTACTGTTAAATTTTATGATGTAACAAATGATCCATCAGTAGAGCCTTCTATAAATCCAAACACTTTACTTCTAACCCAAACTGCCGAAGAGGCAGAAACAGATAGAGGAGTATATCTGGTATACCCTCCAATATCTTTAACAGATAGACCAAGGACATTGAGGCTAGTTTGGGAATATGAAGTAGATGAAGAAAGTGTAACAAAAGAGCATTTGCTTGATGTAGTAAAGCCATATGTTGATTTAACAGAAGCTGCAGATTCTCTGGGATTTGGCTTTGATCAGTCGGATCCTAATTACAAAACATTTGCAGATTTAGCAGCAGCAGAAAGATATGCTAGAAAACTTATTGAAAGTTATACTGGACAAGAGTTTTATTTGTATGACGACGTAAATATAATTTACGCTACAGGATCAGAAGTGCTTCCGCTTCCATACAAGATAAATGAGATACACTCAATACACCTAAACGATATACTTCTTATAGATAGATTAAATAATATCGATAACTGGAATGTCCCAGTAGAAATATCTTCCAGTGGTTTTGGCATAAAGGTAAACAAGTCTGGATTACTAGACAATGTAGTATATACAGCAAACGGAATGATACCTCCAAGCATTAATGATTACGGTAATGGCTCTTTTGTAAATGGAGGAGCTTACAGAATCGAAGGAAGATATGGTTGGGATGAGGTCCCACATGAAGTTCAATTAGCAACAATAGAGCTAATGAAAGATTTTTTCTCTAAGGATAAAGACTGGAGAAACAAGTACTTAAAGAGTATACAGACATTTGACTGGCAGTTTGAATATGATACTGCAACATTTAGCGGAACTGGAAACAATTACGCTGATCAGCTTTTGTCAGGGTATGTCCTAAGCACAATGGTTTTGATATAATGAACAGAATCGTAGACTCTATTCTTAGCATGAAAATAGATGTTTATGCTCAAGAAGACTATCAAGATCCAAATACTGGAGCAATTAAAAAGTCTTGGATATACCAAAGAACTATACCTTGTTTTGCAAAAGGAATAATAACCAACTCTGCCACAAGTAGGGGTGGAGACAATAGAGCAATATCTGTTAAGTATGTAGATAACCAGACTATTGAAATTAGAACAGAAACAAGATTAACATACAGAGAAAAAGTAACTAATATTAGAGATAACTCCAACAATCCAATTTGGATAGAGTTGAACTATCCAAATGATACGCCAACAGTATTTGAAATAACAAGCTCAACACCAATAACAGACCCATTTGGTAATTTAATGGCTTACAACTCAATTGCTAAAAGATCAGAGAGTCAATTAATTGGAGACTAGTGGAGTAGCATTACTTCAAGCTTCTTCTGGTCTAGAGAGATTGATGGTGGGTGCACCTCAAACTGGAGTTTTAAGAGATAGTAATGTGGCACAAATATCTGCATTCCTATACTATCAGGCAAATGTCGCAGCAAGATTAGAATCCAATAAAGCATTCCAGAGGTTATTTAAAACAACAATATTTAACCAGATAGAAAAAGACTTTGGGTTGTTTATTGATTCTCAGGCTAGAACAAAGCCAAAAGCCTTACACCATGTATACGAGTGGAACAAAACAGGGCAAGCAACCAGTCGTCTTTTTAAATTAAACCAGTTAGATGGAGTTGGACTATCATTTAGAATTAACTATGAGTTTAAGATTTCCAAGTCTTCGGTTCCATCTAAGAATAGAGAGCAGACAAGCAGATATGTTTTTGAAAGAAAAGCAGCTGTTATGGAAAAAGGAATGCCAGTTGTAATTAGACCAAAATCTGCTGAAAGATTAGTTTTTGAAATTGACGGAGAAAAGGTTTTTATGCCAAAAGGCAAATCAGTTACAGTAAAAAGCCCTGGAGGCAGAGCATCAACAAATCAATTTGATTTAACATATAGCAGATATTTTAGCGGACCAATGGTTAGCAACTCAATAAAGATGTCTGGATTCCAGAATCTGTTCGGAGCCAAGTTTGAAAGAGCGATGAGAGCTCCTTCATCTATTGCCAAGGTGCGTTATTCCTTTAGTCCAGGTACAATTAGACTACAGGCCGAGGCGGCACTAACAGAAAAATTCGGAGGAGTATTTTAATGACTAATTATGGAATAGACGCCATGTACGAGATAAGAAAGCATCTATGGCAAGAGCTTTTGTCAAACAACATAATTGATCAAAATGCTTACTATAGCGATAACCTAGGTGAGTCAATTATTCCAATTATCCCAGTTCAACAAGCACCAGAAATGAATCAATTCTTGAGCGGTAAGACTCATATAGTCTACGACAAGATAGGCAGCACATATGAGGAGAACTGGATGATATGCTGCGAGAAGATATCATTTACTATATACTCAGTAGACTTTGCTGAAATCAACATAATCCGAAATATGATGATTGACGTATTTAGAAGAATGGATGATTCGGCAAGAGATCTAAATGATTCAAGGTCTACAGACAAGATAATATTCCACAATACACTAATACTTGAAATGTCCCCAACTGAACCATCCACAGAGCTGGCAGGGTTCCTAGCAGCGGACGTAATCCTAGAGGTAAAGTACTCTAGAACCGTTGGCCCCAAAGGCAGATTTGACTAGTTTGCCTTTTAGTTGATTGTAAGATAAAATTATACCAAGAGGAAAAGAGCCTAGCCAGCTTAATTTAAAGTAAGTCAATATATATATATTTATTTAATGGAGGTTTTACACATGGCAAATCAAATTGCAGGTAATGCTAAGAATATTCTAGTTGGTGCTTCACCACTATTTATCTCAAACTTAGACGTTACAACTACAGGATATGTAGAAAATTTTGCACCTGGAGAGCAGGGCTCAACAGCACCAGCTTTTTCAGCTCCAACAGCTTCAGCTGATGGAAAGTCATACACAGATACTTTGAATGAAGTAACTGCTTCAAC